ATACCTCTAATGTATTGATCTTTAGCATAAGCTTTAAGCTCAACAATTGTGCTGTACTTCATAGTATCAGCAGCAACTAAAGCAGAAGTATCACCAGCAACTAAACCATTAGTTGCATCGACTCTTCTGTGTCTGTTAGAAGTAGGAGCAGTTACATCACCATTAAACGCAAGATCAGATAGATTAGCACCTGAACCTAAAACTGGTCTTGTAGCAGAAGAACCACCAATATTGTTGTTCTTTCTGTTATAAGAAATACCAGCCAAAGTTAGAAATGCTAACTGGTCTATTCTGTCTGCCATTGCGTATGCAAGTGCATCCCTTGAGTGCTCACGGAAGTTGACAACAGATTTTTGATCAGCAAGCCTACCAGATAGTCTGTTTGCAAATCTTAATTGATCTAGTTGTACAACGATGTCGAATGCTCTCAACGCTTCTTCATTACCTTCGAGAGTGTTGTCACCAACAATACCATCACCAGTCATGTCAGCTAAAAGTGTTAAAACAGCTCTAGCTCCTTTTTCTGATTGTGTAAGTTCATTTATTCTCTGAACCATGGCGTTGGGGCCACTACCCGCAAATTGGTTAATGAAGGACATGTTTCTAGCAACTCTCCAAAAATCACGAGACCAGATAGTAAGCTGTTCGCTGGTCAACGCGCTAAAGTTTGTATTAGCCATTAGGCCCTCCAAATAAAATTAAATTAAAAAATAACCAATCGCTATTTGGGGCGATATCCCGTATACCCTTTATCGTTGGGGCACGATACCGTTAGTTTTACGAGCACGACCTCGAACAGTTAACGTCACTGTAGACGAAAATCGATTTTTATACTGAACGACCAGTAGTTAGATATCGTTCTAACAAACGAAATTTTTCTTAGTATACTACTCTTTACTCAAAGTCACCACGTAATCTTCGTAAAGTTTCTTCTGGTAGTGCACCAAATTCATCATCTGACATTACATTTATGTCCACTACTTTTTTAGCAGTAGTAGACTCCCCTTTCATTGCCGGGGGCTGTGCCTGTGCAGCTGCTACTTTATTTTTAACATTAGCTTTTTGTTTTCTTGTTTGCACTGCTTTATTTAGTTGAGGAGCTGGATCATCTACAACATCTTCTGCAACTTGTAACAATTCAGGTCTTTTACTTAACAAAGTTACTTCAGTAGCTTTTGCTAACGAGTCTGCAGCGCTATAACCTTGATATATAAAAGCATCACGTAGTTCCATTACTTCGTTAGTTAATTTTTCATCGTAGTCTTTGCTTTTCTCGTTAAAAACAGGAAAAACTTCAACTATTTCAGTCGCTTTTTTAGCTAACTCCTGTTTTTCTCTGTCTTGTTGTACAGTTTGACCCATTTGACTTTGCATTTCAGACATAAGTTGCTCTCTTTCAGCTTTTCTTATTTCTTCTCTTAACAAAGCCGCCTTTTCAGTCTCGCCATCTAGTACAAAATCTTGATACTGTTTTTCTTTTGCAACAAAATCATAACTAGGGGCTTTATTTTCTTCTTTGTCGCCCTCCATAGTCTGAATAATTTTTTGCATTTCTTTATTTTTAGCAAGAACTTCATCTAACCTAGACTTTGGCACCATAGGTGCTTTTGGTTCTTCTACTTCTGGTTCTTCCGCCACTGTGTCCACAGGTTGTTCATCATCTGTCTGAACATCCTCTGGTTCTGTTGCTTCTGGTACGTCTTCTGTTTGTTCTGCTGTAACTTCTTCGACTTGCTCCTCTGCAACTTCCTCTGTTGTTTCCTCTGCAACAGGCTCTTCTTCTGCTGTTTGTTCTTCTGTTTCTGTTTCTTCAACTTCTTCCTCCGTGGTTTCAAAGTTCATATCTACTTGAAAAGGCGCTACGTCCTCCTCAGTTTTTGCATCTGCTCCTGGCATTCCTTCGAATACTAGATCTTCTGTTTCAGTTGTATTATCTTTTTTAGCCATTATCTACCTCCTGATGGTTTCATAGCTGCGGTTGCAATTTTTGCTGCCGCTTGGGTTTCACTTTGTCCTTTCCTCATATCATTAGTTAATGCAGATAACTGTTGACGTAAGGCAAGTTCTTGTTGCTTCATTTGCATTTTACTTTGTATCTCAGCTACTTTAATTTGCGGATCAGATGCAGCCTCTTGAGCTTTCGCTACATTAAGCTGTGCTTGAGATTGTAAGTTTTGTACTTCAGCTTCCATCTTCGCGATTTCAAGTTGTATTTTCTTAATCTCTGCTTCAGCTTGGAAAGCTTGTATTTGAGCTTGTTCTTCAGATGGTGGTTCCATACCTTGCATCATACGTATACGTTGCGCAATCTCTCCTTTCTTAGCTAAGTGTGAGTATTGAACAATTAAATCATCTGGTATTGGTACACCCGCTTGTCTTAATTCAATCGCTTCTGCGAATTGTACTTCATCAAAGTTATCTCTAGCTGGCATAGAGTCAATAACTACATCGTACTCGCCTAAAGTTAAATCGTTTACTATCCTACCTTCTGGAGTGACTGCATTTAAACGCAAAGGAACTTGACGTGGCTGGGCACCAGAGTCATCAGTAATTTGCACAATACGTTCTTCGGTGTAAAACCTTTGAATCATAAATAAAATATGTTCAGCTAGATACTGTCTAGTTTTTATTAAATTATCTAGAGGCACTTGAATCATAGTTGCGCCCCTATTTTGTTTTGCACGGATAGCAACACCAGACACCTCTGGACTATCCATACCTAACATAGCATCACTAATACCACTTATCTGTTTAATATTAAGAGCTGCTTTTTGACTAATTCTATCTAAGCCGGTGGGAATCTGATTTGGTGGTATTTTCGCAGGAGGGGAAGACCCACGATTATATTCTAATACTAAACCAGTTTCCGCACCGTGTTCTTCTAAATCATCAGCCGTCATACCTTGCAACGATCCAGTTTCTACAATCCAACCACTGTTAGCGGTAGTATTTACTATATGTAGTTCCTGCGAACTTATTTTATTAAGTTGCTCTTGTGGTGAAATTAAGTTTCTAACCATACCGAAAGGTCTTCCCCTTCGCCAGTATGGAAAATAAGGAACAATGGTAAAACAATCATAAGGAGACCAATCATCGTGTAACACAACTTTATCCGCGGTTACAGTCCAACGTACTTTACGGTCTTGCCTTGTAAGAATGTCTAAACCAAAATCGTCTGCAAACTTTTCGCGTTTACGTTTACCCCAGTTCTGCGGTACTGCACGCATGTCACCGGTAACTTCGTCAACGTAGTACATACACTCTTTTAACTGATAATACTGCCTTTCAATTACACGAATAGCACGCAGTTGTCTGTTTTCTTCTGGGTTAGTTGTACCACCTTGGTTGTACTCTACCCCGGTGTACGTATCTCCGTATCTTGTTTCTTCATACTCAACTGAATCTTGTCCCATGGTGTCACCATATTCTGCCGCTACACGTAGACGGTCAGCCTGGACTTGTCCGTACTGTTCTTCTATTTGGTCTAAGCTCATCCACTTAGTTTCAAATATTTCATTCCAAGTTCTTGGGTCGTACTCTTTTGCATCAGGGTCGATGAGAATATCTAGTGGGTCTTTTGTCGTTACTCTCACCTCCCCCTGAATATGGTCTTTAAAATCTATACGCACATCGTAGTAGCCTCTGTCTTGTATAAGGCCATCAGCGAATACTTGTGACTCTAACCATTCCATTTTGTTATTGTCAGCAATTTGTAAATAAAGTTTAGTTAAAACATCAGCAGTCTCTTGTACTCCATTGCCCCTAGGTTTGAACTGCACATCAGCTCTTCGGGTTCTTTGTTCACCGAGCACTGCATTTATAGTAGGTAAAATAGTATTAATAGTAAGAGCAGGACGCCCTTCATCATCAAGCACTGCTACATCAGCGGGATCCCATTGTGACCCTCTGTAAAAAGCATCGCACTTTTTAGCAGTCTCAATATACTCAAGATGGCCGTTGTCGCGCGCACGTTCGTAACGTTCGAACTGATTCGTAGCTATGTAATGCTCTTCTTCTTTGTTAAGTTTCTTTTTCTTTTTGTTATGATACATTAAGAACTCATTGCCGATTTACGTTTCTCCGTCTTAGCTAAAAATTTTAATTTATCTCGCCAAGATGGTTCATGTTCTATCTTCTCTACAAAAGTAGCGAATTCAGTCATCATCAATCCTATCCATGCTAACGCATCCACTTGGTCATCATGCACCCCGTTAGGAAAACGTAAAAGTTCCGCAATTAACGGACCAACCCATACTGGATCTTTTGGAAAGTATACCATGCCTTGTTGCATTCTACCTTGTATTGCACGACCCCTGGCTTCTTTGTCACGTCTACCTACTTTTAAATCTTTAAAGTAAGCTTCGTTGAGTCCACGTTCACGAACTCTTTTTTGCAAAAAAGGCCCTAATGCCATTTCTATATGTCCCTTCTCTATACCCACAACATGTGGACGCCAAGTCTCATATAAATCTAAAATCTGTTCGACCAGTTCAAAACCGTCATACTTTCCTCGTACACAATCTACTACGTATAAATTATCGTACTCGTCAACACCTACAACTAATCCTACAGAGTAGTCATTACGTTCACGTTGACCAATCGCTAAATCCCATGCGCAATAGAAGCGTAACCTGTCAAAGTCTACTTCATTTTCATCGTAATACCTAATCATTTCTCTGTTAAAGTATTCACCTTCATCAGATACTGGATTCTGTTGATACAGAGCAGACCAATCTCGTGGGCCTACTGCTCTTTGAATTTGACCTAAAGCTTCTGTACTGTACCGCTCTGGGTGAAGCGCTTCGCCTTTCTCT